CGCTGTACCAGAGACGGTCGGGTGCAATGGCAACAGGTTTCTATGCAGATGGGCGTATCGGTTGATTCCGCCCGCTCACAGTTTGATCAGGCCTATAAGCAAACACATGAGCGCGCACCAGATCGGATGACCAAGCCCAAGCCCAAGCCTAAGGGCAAACCTAAGGCCGCTACAACGAACAGCGAGCCGGTTCCACGGCGCAGACAAGACCCTGACCATAAATCGCCCCATGCCCGGCGCAACACCCTGAGCAAGCGCCTATTGATCGCGCTCCTTAAGAGGCCAGACTCCTCGGTCATCCTTGCAACCGCCGTCAATACAACCGCCATGTCCGCGCGCGTAACCCTCAATAAGCTTCGCGCCGATGGACTGGTCACAGATGATGGCCGCAAGCCCTTGACGTGGCGATTGACGGAGACCGGCATGGAGGTTGCCAGGGCAATCAAGGCCAGCCAAAACCAGATTGGACGCATTACGAAAACAGAGGTAGACCAGTAAAATGACCGTTATCCCAGACAACAAACTAGTGAAAACTGTTAGGCGTCCGCCAAGTGCTGGCATGGGCCGTAAAAAAGGCGTCCCTAACAAATCAACCAAAGCCATTAAGGCCGCGCTGATTGAGGCCTTTGACGAGCTCGGGGGAGTCGCTGCCCTTGTTAGGTGGGGCCGTACAGAGCCGACCGACTTCTACAAACTCTGGGCCAAGCTCCTGCCGACCGAGATCAAGGGCGATGTTGGGCTTGGAGTCACCGTTGTGATCCAGGCAGAAGATAGTCAGCTTTGAGCTTTAGGCTGACAGATAAGCAGGCGCAGGCTCAGATCGTATTGGCCGGGCCCGCAAAGCATTTGATGCTGCTTGGTGGGTCGCGGTCTGGCAAGACATTCCTTTTGGTTCGCAATGTGGTTTTGCGGGCCTTGAAAGCGCCTGACAGCCGCCATGTGATCTTTCGATATCGCTTCAATGCTATCAAGGCTTCGATTATCTCTGACACCCTGCCCAAGGTCATGCGGATTGCGTTTGCGGGCGTCACATGGACGATGAATAAGACCGACTGGTATATGACCTTACCGAATGGATCACAGGTCTGGTTTGCCGGGCTGGACGATGCCGAGCGAACGGAAAAAATCCTTGGCATGGAATTTGTCACCATCTATTTCAACGAGTGCAGCCAAATACCTTGGGCAAGTGTTCAGGTGGCCATTACCCGGCTAGCGCAAAGCGTCATGCAGTCCGTTAGGGGTATGGAGGCCGCGCCTCTCAGGCCTAGGATATATTACGACGAAAACCCGCCGTCTAAGGGGCATTGGTCCTATAAGGTTTTTGTCAAAAAGGTTGATGTTGAAACCGGCTTGCCGTTAGCCAATCCCGAAAACTATGCCTATTTCAAGATCAATCCCGCCGATAATGCCGCTAACGTGTCAGATGATTATATCGACACCCTTAAGGGCCTATCCGCCCGGCTGCGTAAGCGGTTCTTAGATGGCGAGTTCGGGGACGCCACGCCTGGCGCTCTGTTCACCGATGAGGTTATTGAGAAATGGCGAGTGTCTGACGGGATCGTACCTGAGTTTATCCGCGTTGTGGTGGCTGTTGACCCCTCTGGTTCCGGCGACGTGGACAATGCCGATAATGACGCTATCGGGATCGTGGTGGCTGGCCTTGGCGTTGACGGGGTGGTCTATGTCCAGGAGGACTGCACTGTGAAGGCGGGGCCTGCGGTTTGGGGCCGTGTCGCCACAGATGCCTTTGATCGGCACCAGGCTGATATTGTGGTGGGCGAGGTCAATTATGGCGGGGCCATGGTCAATGCGACCATCCAGACCGCAAGGCCCAGGACGCCCTTTAAGCAGGTTACAGCGACACGGGGCAAGGCTGTACGCGCCGAGCCTTTCAGCGCCCTCTATGAGCAAGGTAAGGTGCGCCATGTTGGGCAGTTCCTAGAGCTTGAAGGGGAACTAACCAGTTTCAATACCAACGGTTATCTTGGCGGCGGATCGCCTAACCGGGCAGATGCATTGATCTGGGCCCTGGCTGAGTTGTTCCCCGCGATTGTCAGCCCCCGCAAAGAGGCCCCAGTGTCGTCGGCAATTCCAAAGATTTCGACCGCGTTTAATCGGCGCTAAGCGATTGCCGCCGCCCTGTTGCTGACTTTGACCTGCTACGATTACCGCCCCATGCCGGAACCCTACCGAGCGGGGCGACATGACCGGCATATCAGAACCTGACATTGATGAGGCCGAAAAGACCGAAGGGTCTGAGGATATTCACGCCCGCGCCATAGCGGATTTCGAAAGCGTGGTTGCGGCCTGTGCCGAGGAGCGGGCGCTTAACCTTGAGGACCGCCGCTTTGTCTCCATAGCCGGGGCGCAGTGGGAAGGCCTTTGGGGGGATCAGTTCGCTAACTCAATCATGGTCGAGGTCAACAAGACCGCCCAGGGCGTTGAAAAGATCATTGCCGACTATCGCGCTAATCGGATGATTGTGGATTTTCGTGGCGTCGGTAAGGGCACCGATGAGAAAACCGCCGACACCCTAGACGGCATGTTTCGCGCCGACTTCTATGTCTCCAAAGGCCAGCAGGCAACCGACAACGCTTTTGAAGAGGCCGTCCAGGGCGGTATCGGCGCTTGGCGTCTGACCAATGTCTATGCAGACGAATTTGACCCTGACACTGACCACCAGCGGATTGCGTTTGAATCCATTGTGGATGCAGATCAATCGGTGTTCTGGGACCCGAACGCGCGCCTTTACGACAAGTCGGATGCCCGGTGGTGCATTGTCATTACTTCAATGGCCAAGGCGGAGTTTGAGCGCGAGTACGGCTTGGACCATGATAGCGACTGGCCGCAGGGGCTGTTCAAGACCAATTATGATTGGTTCACGCCCGATGTTGTGCGGGTTGCCGAGTATTACACCGTCGAGGTTAAGGCCGAAAAGCTGCACGTCTTGCAGAACCGCACCACCCAAGAGGAGCGCCGGGAATGGGCCTCCGATCTGACCGATGGCGACCTTGAGCAACTGGCTATTGAGGGCTGGCGTGAATTGCGGGTTCGCATGGTTAAGCGCCGTCGGGTTCGCAAATATGTCCTGTCTGGTGCCGCGATCATTGGCCCTGAGAAAGGCCAGATCATTGCGGGTGACTGCATCCCGATTATTCCGGTCTATGGAAAGCGGTGGTGGATCGACAATATGGAGCGGACGCGCGGTCATGTGCGTTTGGCCAAAGACCCGCAGAGAATTTATAACGCACAAATCTCGAAGCTGACTGAGACCGCTGCCACGGCTGCGACAGAGCGCCCGATTTTTACGCCAGAGCAGGTTGCCGGGCATGAGGCCAAGTGGGCCGAGGCCAATATCAATCGCGCGCCCTATGCCTTGATCAATCCAACCGTCAATGCGGACGGCTCAACGCAGCCTGTCGGGCCGATTGGCATGATTAGCCCGCCGCAGTTATCGCCGGTTCTTGGCGCCCTGATTCAGATCACCGGCTCTGACATTGCTGAGATCACGTCAGCCGATAATGGAGCCGACCAGACTAAGGCGAACGTATCCGCTCAGGCCATGGACCTTGCCGCAACCCGCGTTGATGCCAAGTCCGGTATCTATATGGACAATATGAAACAGTCCTGGCAACGCTGCGGTGAGGTCTGGCTTTCAATGGCGCGTGACATCTATGTTGAGGAGGGCCGTGAGGTCGAGACCATGGGCCGCGACGGTGAGCAAGGCACTACCGTTTTAAAGCAGGGCTTCACCGATCCGCAGGGCCGCTATTCGATCCGCAACGACTTAGCCAAAGGTAAGTATCGGGTGATCTCGGATGTAACCGAGGCGACGACGACGCGCCGAGACAAGACGGTCAAGACCCTGATCAATGGATCGCAGGTGGTGGCAGGGTTTGACCCCGAACTGGCCAGCGCCATGATGATGACGGCCATGTTGAATATGGACGGGGAGGGCGTCGAAGACTTGCAATCGTGGATGCGTACCAAGGCCCTAAGCATTGGCCTTGTTCAGCCGACCAAGGACGAACAGGACCAAATCGACCAAGCGCAGCAGCAGGACCAGGCTCCTGATCCGCAGGCTGAGGCGCTCATGGCGGCAGCGGCTCAAGCCAAGGCCCTTGCTGGCAAGGCGGTGGCCGATACCAAGCTTTCGGAAGCCAAGACCATCCAAACCCTCGCGGATGCCGAAAAGACCCGTCAAGAAACCGATCACGGCGCAGTTGAGCGCAAGGTCGGGATGATTGGCAAGGTCCGCGACTTTTTCAGCCCCCGGCCCATGAACAATTTAGCGCCGATCAACCCTATCCAAGGTCCGCAGCCATGAAGAAGCCAATCAAGACCGCAAAGCCCTCAAAGGCCAGCAAGCCCGCCGCCAAGGGCAAGCCTAAGGACAAGTGCTAGGCCTCTGCTTTGACCCGTTACGATTACGGCTCCAACCCAGCCTTATCGGTATCCAGCCACCGTGAGTGCTGAGTGCAAAAATGGGGGTCGAATTGACCAATACGGCAGATGCGCAGGACAGCGCCCTAGAATCGGAAACTGACGACCTTTTGCCCGATGAGGGTAACGGCGATCTGGACCAAGAGGGCACCGATAGCGAGGCCGAAGGCGATGAGGATGAAGTCCTTGTAACCTTTGGCGATGAGGCAGCGCCAGCCTCAAACGAGGGACAGGATTCAGGGCTTGTCCGCAAGCTCCGCGCAGAAATCCGGGATCGAGATGCCCGCTTGGCAGAGTTGGCCAAGCCGTCAGCACCGCAAGTGGTTGAGGTCGGCGAAAAGCCAACCCTTGAAAGCTGCGATTATGACGAGGACACCTTTGAAACCGCGCTTGATGCTTGGAAGGACCGGAAGCGTCAGGCCGAAGAGGCCACGACCCAAGCCCAGAGGGATGCACAGGCCAATCAAGCGGCCTGGGCGGAAGAGATGGCAGACTTTGGGCGCAAGAAATTGGCCCTCAAGGTTCGCGATTTTGAAGCCGCAGAAGAGGAAGTGGTGGCCGGTCTGTCTCAGACGCAGCAGGCCATCGTGATCAAGGCCAGCAGCGATGCAGCCAAGGTCATTTACGCCCTCGGAAAGCATCCAGCCAAGTTGGCAACCCTCGCAGCCATTCAAGACCCCATCAAGTTTGCGGTCGCTGTCTCAAAACTCGAAGGAACCCTGAAAGTGACAACCGGCAACCGCACCGCACCAGCGCCTGAGGGCATTGTGAGGGGATCGGCCCCGATCAGCCGTCAGACGGACAAGCACCTACAGCGGCTTGAGGCCGAGGCTGAACGCACCGGCGACCGTACAGAGGTCGTTCGGTACAAGCGCCAGCTCAAGGTCCAGGCCAAATAGCAACCATTCACCCTAAGGGGATCAGCTATGCCTAACGGTTTCTCAAAAGAAGAGCGCGTAATTTTCGACAACATGCTGGAAGGCTATGACGACGCACTGGTTGCCAGCCGCGCCGCTGTTGTCACTAAGTTTGACCAATTGCAAATGGAGCGCACCGGCGACATTATGTGGCTGCCTCAGCCTTACATTATGACCACCTATGCCGGTAACGATGCCACGAGCAATTTCAAGGACGTGACCCAGTTGTCGGTTCCCGCCGTGATCAATACCCAACGCCACGCGCCTTGGGTTATGACCGCCCGTGAATTGCGCGATGGTCAGCAAGAGACCCGCCTATCCAAAGCGGCCTATCAACGTCTAAGCGCCGACATGAATGTTGACGTTATGACGGTGGCTTCCTTGTTTGGCACCCTGGTCAATAAGCGCAACGTCGCAGCCACTGGGTTTGATGATATTCAGTTGGCTGATGCATTGTTCACCGAACAGGGCATTCCCCGCGAAGACCGCAAATTCCTTGCCTCGCCGCGCGATTACAACAACATGGCCGCAGACCTTGCCAAGGTGAAAACCTCAAGCGCAGCTGCGGCTTTGACGGCGTATGAAAAGGCCATAGTGCCAGACATTGCAGGCTTCGACCTGTATAAGATGGACTATGCTTATCGCCTGACTGCGGCGGCTGGCGTTACCGTAACCTTGAACGGTGCCAACCAGTTTTACACTCCGGCTGCTGCTACCCTAACGGCGGGGCGCGGCTCCTTGAACGTGGACAACCGGTTCCAGACCATCACCATTAGTGTGGCTTCCGGCACGGTCAAGGTCGGCGATGCTTTCACGATTGCAGGCGTCAATGCGTGTCACCACATCACTAAGCAGGACACGGGCCAACTCAAGACCTTCCGTATCACCGCAATCCTGACCGGCGCTGGCGGCTCTGGTACGGTGCAGATCACGCCTCCCATTATCAGCAATGGTGGCGCGACCAATGCCGAGGCCATGTATCAGAACGTCACGGCAACACCTGCCAATGGCGCGGCGATCACCTTCCTGAATACGGTCACGGCCTCTGTGAACCCGTTCTGGCAGGGCGACGCTGTCCAAATCCTGCCAGGCCGTCTGGCACCGGCTCCGGACAGCGGTTTGGCCGTTATGCGCGGAGCGACCGATCAGGGCTTTGAGTTGGTTATGACCCGCCAAGGCGGTATCAACGACCTCTCCACCAAGTACCGGGTTGACGCGCTGTGGGGTACGGTTGCTGCCCAGCCCGAAATGATGGGGATCACCCTGTTCGGTCAGACCTAGGTCTAGCCGAACGCAATCGGGGAGGGCTTCGGCTCTCCCCTTTTTTCTCACGATTCAGGGATTACCCAATGACAGACCAGACCATGCTATACCGCCCATCTGAGGATAAGGCCAAGGCCTGTCCTGAGGCGTGGGGTCTACCGCTTGACCTTCTGATCGTGGATAGCGATCTAGAGGCCGATGCCCGCCTTGACGGTTGGTTGTCAGGCCCGGAGGCTGTCGCGGCCCTTAACCCTGATAGCGCATTTGGCAGCGCTTATGATAGCATTCTTGATGCGTCGGTTTCCGAGATAACGCCGCTTTTAGCCGAACTAACTGCGGAAGAATTGTCAGGCCTGCTGACGGCTGAACGGTCGGGCAAGACCCGCAAGGGGCTGGTTACGGAAATCGAAAAGGCCATAGAGGCCAAGGTGGCTGGCGATGCTTAAGCCCTTTTGCCCCAGCCCAGCCAGTAGCTTCTATATTCCCAACGCAATCACAGCATCGACCCCTGTGGCGATTCCAGACGGCTGCGACCAGTTGATGCTGTATAATTCATCGGCGACGGCCATTGCCTTTTTGCGTGTCGCGACCCTGCCATCCAATACCGATGCCGGGGTCAATGCCACGGTTGCGGGCCTTGCCGCTGCGCCGGGCGGTTTTCCGGTCCCTCCGGGTCATCGGTTCGTGATCTCGGTTGGCTTTGGGGACAAGCGGATCAGCGCCATTGCATCCATAGCCGATGGTAATCTTTTGGTAACGCCCGGCAACGGGTTCTAGGGGCCGCTTGTCATGATCATCTGGTCGCCAAAAAAACCAACTGAGACCGTCGCCTATGTCATAGACTGGGCCACCGAGCTTGGCGGCGACCAGATTGCATCCCACACTTTGACGGTTGCCAGCGGAACGGCGGTTGTTAAATCATCCGTGGTTCTTGATGGCGATAACGGCGCAACCTCAGTCCAAGCCCTGATCACGGGCGGCACAGACGCGACCACCACCGTGTTTAACCATACGGTCAGGACCGACCTTGGGCAGGTTCTGACCGACCAAATCACCCTGCGGATTGACAGTGGAAGCAGCACGGTCCCCGCAACGGTAACAAAGCGCACCATCATCACCATGGCGTTTGAAGAAATCGGGCTAGCAGGTTATGCCTTCGACGCCACGCCAGAGGAACAATTCTCAGCCCTGCGCCGTCTGGATGCGCTCATGCTCGAATGGGCCGGCCCAGGCTGCAACATTGTTCTGGGCTATAACAGGCCCTTGGTTCTGGGCGGCGGCGATCTAGGGGACGCCTCCTATCTGCCAGACTGGGCTTTAAACATCGTCGCCCTGTCCTTGGCCCTGCGGATCATGCCCGCGATTGGCAAGACCATGAGCAGCGAAAGCCGGATTGCGCTGGCGCAGGGTCTCAATGCGCTGCGAGCTGCAAGCGCGGTCATCCAAAGTCGTCCTATCCCATCAATGGTCGCGCTAGGGGCGGGCAGTCGCCGTTATGGGGCGGCAGGGGTATGACGCGGATTAGCACCCTGTCTGGCATCAAGGCCGATGCAACGGCCCGGTTGCGAACCAGTTATCCAATCAATCTTGAGCCTGTGATTGCCGAAAGCGGCTTATCAGACGGCTATCTCCACAGTCCGCCCGGCGTGACCCTGATCAGCACCGGGCCGGGCCGGGATCGCGGGGCTATCAACTGGAATGGGGCTTGCTACCGGGTCATGGGGTCCAAACTGGTCCGAATAGATGGATCGGTCGTGACCGTGCTTGGCGAGGTCGGCGACAATGGCGGTCCGGTTTCAATGGATTACAGCTTTGACCGTCTGGCTATTGCCTCAAACGGCAAGCTTTTCTACTGGAATGGATCAAGCCTAGCGCAGGTTACAGACCCTGACCTAGGCCTCGTCCTAGATGTGATCTGGATCGCGGGCTATTTTATGACGACTGACGGCACGAATCTGGTCGTCACAGAGTTAAGCGACCCCTTTGCGGTCAACCCCTTAAAATATGGCTCATCCGAGGAAAGCCCTGACCAGATTGTCAGCTTGATTAAGATTAGGGGTGAGGTCTATGCAATCAATCAGACCACGACCGAGAACTTTCAGAATGTCGGCGGTTCAGGCTTTCCCTTTGCAAGAAACAATGGCGGCTTGATTCCAAAGGGCACAATCGGCACTTATGCCAAAGCGCACTTTTTGGACACTTTCGCTTGCGTCGGGGCCTCGCGCAATGAAAGGGCCAGCGTCTATCTAGGGGGACCAGGCCAAGCCTTGCCGATCTCTACGCCAGAGATTGACCGAATCCTTGGCGAACTGAGCGACGGCCAATTGTCGACCATAGAGCTTGAGGCTGTTGTCGATGCCAATGAACAGCGCCTATTGGTCCATCTGCCTGATAAGACCCTCGTTTATAGCCACCAAGCGTCGCGCAGGGCGGAGCAATCGGTTTGGCACATCCGCGCCTCTGGGATCATGGCGGATCAGGCCTATGCGCCGCGCCATGCCGTCCTGACCAATGGCCAATGGATTGTCGGCTCACTGGATGGCATGGTGGGTTACATGGATGAAAGCGTCCAGACCCATTTTGGCATTGTCGCGGGCTGGCAGTTTGACACCGCACTGATTTATAACGATGGGCGAGGGGTGCTGATCAAGGCGCTTGAACTGTTCGGCGTACCGGGTGCTTGCCCCTTTGGTAGCGACCCGACCGCCTTTTTATCCATCACGCAAGATGGCCGCACCTGGGGGCAGGAACGGGCCATATCACTGGGCAAGACTGGCGAGAGCCGCAAGCGGATGCAATGGCGACCAAAGATCATGGTGCGCGCCTATGCGGGCCTGCGGTTTCGGGGTGCTAATACGGCTATTGCTTCATTCTCCCGCCTTGAGGCCGATTTAGAGGCCTTGACGGTATGATCGAATATGAGATTGACCGCGCAGCCCTAAGCCGGTTCTTTGGGCAGGACAACCGCACCATCCTAGCTTTTGAGAATATCCAGCGGGCGGCGTCGCAGGTTAGCGGCGCGGTAGAAAACGCGGTGGAGGCTCAGGCCGTAGCTGATGCAGCTACGGCGGCGGCGGCGGCATCGGCGGCGGCGGCGGCATCCGCCCAGTCTACGGCGGATACAATCGCGGCGGCGGCGTTTGTTGTCCTGGCATCATCGGGGGCCTTATCGGCGGAGCGTGTTCTAATGGGCGGAGCGGGCGTGTCGCTGGATGTGGCGACCGCTGGTCTGGTTAAGATCGTGGTTGATGCCCTGGCTGTCCTTAATGCGGCCCCCATCATGCTAACGCAGCCCGTTGATGTCCAATCCTCCTTGCGGTGCGACAGTTTGCGAATTGACTCCACGCCAACAGCCACGGTCACGGCGTCAACGCATTCGATCCCGGTGAGCATCAATGGCACCACCTATTACATCCGCCTGAGTGCCACGCCATAGGCCTGATCCTTGGTGCTTTGACCCGTTACGATTTCAATCGCATCCCCAAGATAACAGCCGGGGGTCGCCGTGGGTATCTTTTCAAGCATCGCCTCGTTTTTTGGGGCATCGAAGAAGAAGAAGGCCGCTGGCCAAGCCGCCGCAGCCCAGCAGGCCGCTGCCCAACAGGCTATTGATGCCGTCACCGCGCAACAGGCCGCGACGCAAGCTTCTCTAGCCCCTTGGACCGAGGCTGGGCGCAAGGCCCTTAGCGGTCAGAGTGACCTTTTAGGGCTCAATGGCGGATCAATGCAGGCCGATGCGATAGCGGCCCTAAAGGATAGCCCGCTCTTTCAGTCGCTATTTCGTACAGGTCAAGAAACGATCTTGCAGAACGGATCGGCAACAGGTGGTCTGCGCGGCGGGGATATTCAAAGCAGCCTAGCCAATTTTGGCTCCGACACCCTGGCAAGGGTCATTCAAAACCAGTTAGCCAATCTTGGTGGAATTTCCGAAGGCGGCAACGCCACGGCGACCAATATTGGCCAGCTTGGCGCGGGGACCGCAACCAATGTTGCAAAGCTTCGAGTTGGTCAGGGCCAAGCCCAAGCGGGCGGCATCCTTGGTCGGGCAAATGCTAGCCTAGAGCAAATGAAGGCCGGGGCTGACATCATTGGCAATCTTGTTGGCAAGTTCGATTTTGGCGGCGGGCAACCTGCGCCGGGGGCGGGCGGGACCGGTGGCGGCATTAACTGGGCCGCTCTTGCAAAGGCTTTTCTCTAATGGAAGGGCCAATCGACTACTGGGGGCAGTTGTCCAATATTGATGTCGGCAAGGCCTTCACCGACAGCCTCCGCGCGGCTCAACAGCGTCAGGCACAACAGGCCGAGATGGTGCAGGCTCAACAGGCGCAGGCGCGGCTTGATGCGGCGCAGGAGGCCTTTATCAAGAATCCGTCCGCCGAAAATGTCCGGACGCTGTTTATGCTTGATCCAAAATCGCGAGAGGCCATCCAGGCGGCGCACAAAGCCTCGGACGCTGAAACCCAAAGCATAAACTTAAAAGATCAAACGGCGGTTCACGGCTATCTAAGCGCCGGGCGTCCGCAAGATGCCTCTCGCATTCTTCAGCGCCGCATTGATGCCGACAAGGCCGCAGGTCGCGATACGTCCGACGATCAACAGATGCTGGACCTGATCAATGAAGACCCCGCCGCAGCCCGCGCCGCGTCGGTCTATAGCCTTGCTGGCACTGTTGGCCCTGACCAGTTTGCCGCGACCTTTGGTAATCTTGGCGACGCCGACCGAGCTAATGCCAAGTTACCTGGGGAAATCGCCCAAAACGCGGCTGCGACCCAAGGCGCAATTGCCACTGCGAACAAGACCATTGCCGAGACCAGCCAGATCGCTCCGAATGCCGAGGCTGAACGTCAGTCCAAGGCGGCGCAGGCTAGGCGGTGGCAGGCTCAAACCGCGAACGAAGCGGCGCGGCTTAACTTGGATGTTGGTAGATATCAGGACGATGTCGCGATCCGATATGCACAGCTAGACCAGACAGCCAACACCCTACCTGCACCCGCTCAGGCGTTGGTCAATACGGCAGTCCTTAACTCGACCTCTGCGCGGTCACTATCCGCGAAGGCCAGTAGCCTTGCCGACAAGTTGGCCACGGCCAGTGCATCAGGCGGTGTTACAGCCGGTGTTATCACGGCCCTGACCGGCCTGTCTGGCGATGCCAGCGCCGTTACCCAGTTGCGCCGCGACTATGAGCAATTGAGAAATCAGCAGGCGGTGAAAAGTCTGCCGCCCGGTCCAGCCTCAGATAAAGACATTCAAATGGCCCTTAAGGGCTTTCCCGAACCAACGGCAAGCGCCGACACGATGGTCGCTTTCCTGCGCGGCGTGGCCAAAATGCAAGACCTCGTTGCCCAGGACAATGACCTGCAAGCCGATTGGCTGGTTGGCAATGGCGGTTCGCTTGGTCCAGCCCGCAACGGCGGCTTTTTTGTCGGCAATCGGCTGGTCAAGCCCGGTGAGCGGTTTAGCGCCGTGATTACGGAGCGCAACAGGGAGCAGGCCAAGGCCGCAGCCCAAGCGCGGATGGCTCCCAAATGAAGGGCCACGAAATCAGTTATCGGGCCGCGTCCTATGACGCGCTGGACGCCAGAGTCACGGATAAACTTGGCCTGCCGGCAGGGCTTTTACAGTCAGTCCGCACCAAGGGCGAGCGGACAAATGCCGACCAGGTATCGAGCGCGGGCGCAAGGACGGTCTATCAGATCATTCCTGCCACACGCCGCGCCGCGATCAAGCAATACGGGATTGACCCCTACCTATCCGCAGAGAATGCCGCAGAGGTCGCGGGCCGCTTATTGTCCGATAGTCTAAAGCGTAATGGCGGCGATCCGGCTAGGGCCGTGGCTGAATACCATGGCGGGACGAACCCAGCCAATCATGGCCCAATTACCCGCGCCTATGTGGGCCGCGTTACCGGATCGTCTGGATTAAATGGAACGCGCCGGGGGTTAGTCCCTGCCATCCCAGAAGCCATACTGACCAATTATAACACGCCCGGCGCTATGAGCGCAGCGGATCGCAAGCGGATTGATGATGCCATCAAGGCCGGGTCACTCGCCTTGCCAGAAGGTATGGCCCTAACGCGCCCGCAAGAGGCCGCCAAGCCCGACGCGGCGGTGATCCCCAAGCGGGTGATTGATAACTTTAACAACCGCTCGGAAATGACCGAAAATGAGCGGGCCATGCTGGAGCGCGACCTTGCGGACGGGCTCATTGTTCTGCCTCAAGGGGCTACCCTAAAGCGGCCCGATCCCCTGGCCGCAGGCCAGCGACTAGCCATGGGTGCGGGTGGTGTCGCCCGTGGTGCAGCAGCGCTTATTGATATGCCGATCAACGCCGTCAATGCAGCAGCTAATCTGCCCTTTGTATTGGCTGGACAGAAGGCCCCGATTCCGACAACCGGCCCATTCAGTGGCGCAGTTGATCAGGCCCTTAATGCCGCTAATGTTCCTATGCCCGCGACCAAGGGCGAGAAGGTTGTGGATGCCATCGTCCAGGGCGCAACCCAAGGCCTTGCCACGGCTGGCATTGGTGGATTGATGTCGGGCGCAGCCGGGATTACGGGCGCAGTTGGGCGCAGTTTAGCCGCGGCACCCGTTCTAGATACTGTGGCCTCTGGCGTTGCCGGTGGGGCGGCTGAGAAAGCTCGCCAGAGCGGCGCTGGCGTGATCGGCCAGCTTGGTGCTGCCTTGGTCGGCGGCGGTGGTACGGCCCTGTCTGTGAGCGCCCTGGAGCGCGTTGCCGCCAAGTTTGGCCCCAAGACCGCAAGGGTTATCGAGACCGTTCCCGAAGAGGTCGCATTCAACAAAAATGGCGCAATCACCGAAGAGGGCTTGCACTATGCCGACCGGGCAGATGTTGCCCCGGCAGAGCTTAAGGCTGCCTATGCCGAGGTGGGCGCACCTGAGCCTGTTGCGGCGGGCCCTGCCGCCCGTGCTTCCGATTCCGCCGCGCCTGAGCCTGCCGCCCCGGTGCTTTCGTCCAATGAGGCCGCAGCCGTCGAGCGGGCCGGGGTCAGGGTTGCCGAGGACGGTACGGTTGATCCGGCCAGCGTCCGCGCCAAGGCCTCAGAAGCCCCGCCAGCGCCCGATGCTGTCAACGCGACCGCAGTCGATCCTAACGCGCCCTTGCCCGCCACGGCGGCGGCTAGGCTGACAGAGGCGACCTCTGAGGGCGTCCCCCTGACCAAGGGCCAAGCCACCCAAGATTTTTCCGCGCAAGATGCCGAACAGACCCTGAAAGCCCAAGCCAGCGGCGAGGGCGAGAAGGCGCGGGCCTTTTTGGCGCGGCAACAGGAGGCGATTGCCGGGGCCGTCGAAAAGTTCCGATCCGGCTTTGGCGATCCAGCCATGAATGCGACTGAGCGGGGGGCCATCGTCAAGGACTCTCTGCGCGAATTGTCTGACCAGGGCCGGGCAGGGGTATCAGCCCTCTATAAGCAGGCCCGTGAGGTTGCGCAGGGCCTAGGCGAAAATGCCCGCTCGGTCCTTGATCTGGATACCGCGCCCCTGCTGGCCAAGATGCGTGAGCTTTGGATTGACGAGGCCGTCCCTGAACAGGTCCGCAATGCCTTGCGCCAGAAGGCCGCGCAATATGGCCTCATCGGCAAGAACCCAAAGACGGTCGAGGGTATCACTGCCGTCGAGCTGATGGACGATGCCGGGAAGGTTGCCGAGCGCATCAAGTTTGCCGGGCCAGTCCGCCGCCTTGCCGTCGATAACGCTGAGGATCTTCGCCAGACCGTTAACGACCTTTACGCCGCCGATACGTCGCGTCGGTCGCAGGCGTTAAAGGGCGTGATTGACACCGCCGTATCGGATGCCGTTGAGCGGGCAGCCGTCGAGGGCCAGGGTGATGTTGGCGCTGCCTTTAAGGCTGGCCGTGAAGCCTTCATCACTCAGAAAAAGACCTTTGGGGCCAAGGATGTTGTTCAGCGTCTGATCGACTTCAAGAAGGGTACCCAGACCGATATAGTCCTACCGGAAAACGCCATTCGTGAGATATTCGCAGGTGGACCCGAAGGCCTGACCACGCTTAAAAAGATCAAGGCTGTTCTTTTAAGCCAGCCGACACCTAACAGCCGGGCCGCGTGGAAGGCCATTCAGGCCCATGGGGTCGCCGACATATTTAAAGCGGCCCTGAGCCCTAGCGGCGATATCTCTGGCGCCCGGCTATCGACCGCCATCAAGAAGTTTGGGCCAGACAAGCTTAAGGTTTTGTTAGAGCCGTCCGATTTTGGCCAGCTCATGAAACTGCAGCGAATCATCAAGACGGCAACCGTGCCTTTGCCTAACACCGTGAATCCTTCGGGGTCTGGCTATAAGGTCATTCAGTTTCTAAGCCAGCAGGCACAGCGCCTAGGCCCTGTAGCCTCTATTGTCGGCGGGCCGGTCAAGCCGGTGGTCGATGCCGTGGCAGGCCTGATCAAGACCGGACAGGAAGCCTCCGCCGCCAAGGCTGCGCTGGAGGGCGTAACCAACTTCACGCCACAAGCCGCCGCCCTGACTGACGCCAAGGCCGCAGCGACCAAACCAGACCTTAAGGCCGGAACAGCCGAGGCCGTCCGCGCCTTTATCGACCTTACCGCATCAACCCGCCTGATCGCGCCCCTGATCGCAGGGACTGCCGCCTCTAACCAATCTGAAAAGGATTGATTATGCCAACCTTATCCGAAATTCAAAACCCATACCCCCCTATTCTCAATCTGGCCGGTGCAGGGTTAAACGCAGGCAAGGTCTATATTGGCGTTGCTGGTCAAGACCCCATATCCTTCCCTCAGGCTGTGTTTTGGGACGCCGCAGGCACGGTCCCCGCGCCCCAACCTCTTGACGTGTTCGGTGGCTATGTCATGCGGCTTGGATCGCCCGCGCAGATATTCACGGCCTCGACCTATTCAATGCTGGTACGCGATCTATCCGGATTGCAGGTATTCTATGCGCCCAACCTGGCAAACTTTACTTTTGCCTTAAGCGACCTATCGAATGTTGGTCCGCTTGTGGGCCGAGCGGCCTTGGGCGAAGTCGCTAACATACCCGCTTTACGTTCAGTATCGTGGCCCAATGGTCGGCCTACTACGGCGCAAGTTTCTAGTAATTGGACGGCTGGCGATGGCGGCGGTGTGTTTCGGTGGGACAGCGCATCGGTTATTGCTGACAACGGCGGAACGATAATCAAGGAGTCGACCGTCACAACAGGGCGGTGGGTTCGTCAATGGGTGGGCCCAGTGTTTCTCTCATGGTTCGGCTCGGGGTCGTCAGCTTTTTCGGCTGCGATGAGCGTATCTATTCCTCTGGGTGTGGCTATTGACGGTCAAAATGCTTCTGTCACGTTTGGCACCACAGGTATTCGGCAATCCATCTTGAACGGGCAGCGGGTGCTTTTGCAGAACCTACGCTTGGACATTACGGCAGTCACAGCCGTGATGAACCTTACTTCGGGGTGGTCGTCTAAGATTGGTTTGGGGTTTGTTGCTGAAAGCAGTGCTGGCGTTGACATGTGGTCGGCGTCCTATCCACGCACAACCCTGACCGCTGCGGTTGCTCGCGGCGCAGTCGCGCTCCCGGTCGCGGAGTTATCTACATTCTCGGTTGGCGACGAGGTGCTAATTCACGATACCACTCGAGTATGGGATGCTGATGGCACAATCTGTTCGGAGGGTGCGACGGTTATTGCCAAGTCGAGCACTTCGGGTGCGGGTACGCTCACCTTGGGCGGAAGTCTGCGCTCAAGCTACACCACCTCGGCAACTGTTCGTCGTTGGGTTGCCGTCGATATTGAGTTTGACAATGTGGAAGTCCTTGGCGCTGGTGCTGGTGGCGACCAAGACGGAATTTGGGTTTGGGGCGCACGATCAACTCAAATTCGAGATTGCCTAGCTACAGCGACCGAAAATCGCGGATTTATCGTCTGTAATGGCCGAATGTGTGACGTCGAAAGCCTCCGCGCCAATCGGGTTGCGCGCGACGGCTTAGGATACGCGCTCGTCGTTTCCGGCACGGATCGCGTAACGGTTTCTGGCATGAATGTCTCTAATGGGCGTCATGCATTCGCATCGGGGCGCGGAGCGGGAGGCTCACAGATGCAGAGCTTTATCACTATAACCAATGTCGTTGGCGATGGGATGCAGGATTGTCTTATCAATGCACACCCTGGCGTTTATTCAATGATGGTTAATAATATCCAGACGCGCGGGGCTATTAACACTGGCACGAGTGGTGATGCCCTCATCCTTTTCCATGGCACCCATCTTTCGGCGAGCAATGCAAGATCAACCTTGGCGCGGCGTCACGGTGTCACAATTGAAAGTTTTGGACATCTTGATGAGGCGCGGGGCCACACTTACAAGTTTTCGAATGTTGCTACTGAGGCTGGATTGGTCGCCAATACTCAGTATGGCTTCGTTTTTTCTGATGCACCCTGCATTGCCGCAAACGGCTTCACGGGCGCAGCAAGTTCGCCAGTCGATGTTATTGAGTTCTCGGCGTGTGACTTTGTATCGAGAACAGGCTGTTTGATTAGCAACGGCGTGTCGCTCATCCGAGAAGTTAGACTTTTAGGCGGCGCTTATCGCTCTGTAGGCCCGGCACAACATGGCCACGGCTTCCAGACGGTCGTAACCGGAACGGGCCAAATTTTGCGCGTATCAGGCGGGATGTCTGTCTTTGAAAGCAACGGCGGCACTGGCTTTGCTGCCGTGTATCTCGCTGGCCGCTCTGGTGCTTTGTTGTCGGGCCACCTCACTGGTGCGGCTTGCCGTGGAGTAAATCAGTGGGGTGTCCGCATGGATCAGGGTACGCTTGTCCACGCGCCTATAGATGCAACTGGCTTTACCACATCCGCAACAGTTGCCGGAGCTGGGGGCGTATTGACACCGTACTAGACCAATACCTGATCACGGCTGACTAAAGATCATTCGAATTTTGTTTCAACTCAAAGAAAGACACAAGATGAAAGAGACAATCATTGCAATCAAGGCTCAGGCTGCGGCCCTGATTATCCAATTTGGCTTGAACATGGCGCACAAGGTATGTGACGAAGCTTTTGAGGATGATCCAGAGGCTGGCGAGGAAATCAAAACCCTGCTGGATAAGGCCCATGGGCTGTTGCTGCTTGTTGCCCGTCATGCCGACCGTTCAACGCCAAAGCCGACGCCCGTGCTGAAAAGCGTCGGCGGCGATAAAAAGACAAATTGATGGGCACGGGTCTAACCGCAACGGGCTTGGCGGCGCTCCTGACCTTTGCGGTCGTGATGCTGGTCGATAGGAGCGTCCGCCCGGCAACACTCGGCGCAGCGGCCTTCCTCGTGCTTACCTGGTGCGTTACCGCAATCGCCGCCGTGTTCGGCCAGCCGCCCGACAGTATGATCTGGTCTCAGGTATGCGACGCAATCTTCACCGTGTTTTTGCTTGGGTCACGGCGGCAGGAGCGCGCCCGGTGGAAGGTATGCCTTATAATCCTCTTGGTAATTCAGGCGCTCACCAACCTTACCTATCAATATTTTTGGCAGCACCCGATAGCATTCAATGTCCGCGTCCTTGTCATGAATCTGACCTTTTTTGCCCAATTGATCTGTGTCCTTAGTCCGGGGGTGTGGGATGTCTTTCAGACTTATCATAAGCACTGTTTTGACGTGGGTTCCCGTGGCAGCCCTCGCGAGTCTTATTGATGTCCGCGCCCTTGTCCGAAAGGGTTGCCGTTGCCGAAACCGAAATAAAGACCATGAGCAAAATGATAGAAAACCTTGAAGCGGAGAACAAAAAGCTAACCGCAGCGGTCGGTAAACTCCAG